AGGTGATAATCAAAGGCTATGGAGTCTGAAGAGTCTAATAGCTAATAGTCAAAGGCTATGGAGTCTGTAGAGTCTAATAGGCTGCTGCACAGACTCTTTCATCCACTGCACAGCCTGCCCAGCCTGCATAGTTATCCACAAGCCTATAAAGTTATCCACAGGCCTAAATAGTTATCCACAGAACTGCATAGTTATCCACAGCCTGCATCATCCTGCTTGTGGATAACTTCACAGGCAACATAGTGCTATGCAGTATGGTGCAGTGCATTATAGTGCATGGGGGGAGGGGGGACTGTGCAGTCTGTATAAATTTGCGTACCCTAGCAAGTATACGAGAGGGTAAAATAGGAAAAGAGACTGCATAGACTCTAAAGCCCTCTAAAGCCTGCTAAAGTTCGCTAAAGTCTGCTAAAAAGCAATAAAATCTGTTAAGTTCTGAGTAGTCTAAATGAGAATAATTCTTATTTAGAATCAATAAAGTAGACTTTGCAGGGGCTGCGGAGGCTTGGTAGTAAACAATGTAGCCCCGCATAGCCTACGACCATGTACACCGCAGGCCCTATATAGCTAAACAGCTTGACTTTTTCTATAAAGTATGCTATAATAGTCTACATAGACCTACTTAGCACTAAATAGCTTATAGTTAATTAATTATTTATTCTTAATATTTATTACTTATAGACTATTTAGCCTACATAGCCCTTTTAGGACAACTATGACTACTACAGAACCTATTCAGTCTACACAGACTGTGCAGGCTGAAAAGCCTAAGAAGAACAAAAAAGGAAGACCATCTAAAGCTCTTGTCGAAAGTAACAAGAAAGGTAATCGTGTTGCTCGTGGAAGACCAGCAGGCGACACAGCAAGGATCAATGAGTTTAAGGCTCGTTTACTATCCACCTCGGGTACTCGTGTTATTGACAAAGTGCTTCAGATTGCTCAGGATGACGCACACCCTGGTCAGATGGCTGCGTTGAAGATGTGTATGGATCGTTTGCTGCCAACCTCTTTGTTTGAGAAAGATGCTCGTTCAAAGGGGTCTGCTGTCACCATCAATATCGTAAATGCCTCAGAAACGTCTATACAGCCCTCTGACGAAGTTTTTGACGTAGAAGCTAGGGAGGTATTACCTGATGAAGAATAATCGCTTGTAGGCCTTCTAGGAGCTTCTGATGGCTATTGATTACTCGTTGCTACCGTTTCCTGCCAACCTACCCAGACATTCTGAGGCTTGGGGTAGTGCTAAGACGCCTTTAACCAGCCTTGGAATGAAGAGTAAAGGATTCTTTGGTCCATTACTAGATAGTAACAACCAAGTTGCTACCGAATTGTCAGAAGATGGAGTAATTGCTGGAAAAAAGGTTAGCTATCCGTTGTTAGTTCCTACGCTAACCCAAGAAGAACGTCAATGGCTATTGTCTGGAAAAGAGCCTACTGAAGAAATTCGTTTAAAAGCTCAGCAACACGCTCAACAACAAATGTTAGCAGGTCAGTCTCCGTTTGCTAAACCTAATAAGCCTGTACAGCCTACAAAGCCTTCAAAGCCTATGCAGCCTGCAAGCTTAAATGTTGATCCTGACTTGTCCGGAGATATGCAGGCTATTTTTCCTAGCAAAGCTCCTTAATGGCAACTATAAACGTACAACTACACGCTAAACAGTTAGAAGTCTTTAACTCAACTGCTAGGTTCCCAGTAGTCGCTGCTGGTAGGCGGTTTGGTAAGACTAGGTTGGCAGCTTGGAAGCTTCTGATTTGGGGGTTACAGAACAATAACACTGAAGAACTGGTGTTCTATGTCGCTCCTACGTTCCAACAGGCTAAAGACGTTATCTGGACAACTCTAAAAGAACTAGGTAGGGACGTTATTAGCTCTGCTCACGAAAACACTGGTGTTCTGACTTTGATTAATGGCACCAGGATAGCTCTAAAAGGTTCTGACAGGCACGATACGCTTCGAGGGGTTGGTTTAGCAGGCTGCGTGATTGACGAATATGCCGATATGAAGCCTATGGTCTTTGAGCAGATTATTCGTCCTGCTCTAGCTCGTGCTAAAGCCCCTTGTTTGTTTATTGGTACTCCTAAAGGACGTAACCACTTTTACGATACCTTTAACTATGCCGAAAAAGGGGATGATCCGGAATGGGAAGCCTTTCACTACACAAGCTACGACAATCCCTTTTTAGACGCAACAGAGATTGATGCTGCAAAGAAAACCATGTCCTCTTTTGCTTTTAGGCAAGAGTTCATGGCTTCCTTTGAAGCAGCAGCCTCTGACATCTTTAAAGAAGAATGGATTAAGTTCTCTGAAGATGAGCCAGAAGACGGTGACTACTACATCGCTGTAGACTTGGCAGGCTTTGAAGAAGTTGCCAAAGAGAAAGCAAATAAGAATAAACGTCTAGATGAAACAGCTATTGCAATTGTCAAAGTACATCGTAATGGTTGGTGGGTTAAAGAGATTCAGCATGGACGCTGGGATATTAGAGAATGTGCTGTACGCATTCTAAAGGCTGCTAGAGACAACAAAGCCTTGGTAGTCGGTATTGAGCGAGGAGCGTTAAAGAACGCTGTTACGCATTACTTAAAAGATTTGATGCAGCGGTTACGGTTTTTTATTCACATTGAAACCCTAACTCATGGCAACAGGGCTAAGACAGACCGCATTGTGTGGTCTTTGCAAGGACGAATGGAACACGGCAGGATTAAACTTAACCGTGGAGACTGGAATAGGGACTTTGTAGATCAGTTGTTGCAATTCCCGGACTCTAAAACTCATGATGACCTGATTGATGCATTAAGCTACATCGACCAAGTAGCTACTACTCCGGTAGAGCGAGAGGACGATGATTCTTTTGAAATCTACGACGAAGTGGCAGGATACTAATGGACAACTACGAAGACGATACCGGCTATAAAACCCCACAGCATCTGTTGGAGTTAGCAGCGTTTGTCATTGACAAGACAGACACATGGCGGGACCATCGCCGCGCTAACTTTGAGCCTGATTGGGATGAGTATGAGCGTATGTGGCGAGGCCAATGGTCAGGCTCTGACAAAAACCGTCAATCTGAGCGTTCTCGTATGGTTACGCCAGCCATTCAACACGCTATCGACAGCAGGCGTACTGAGATTGAAGAAGCTATCTTTGGTCAGAACCTGTGGTTTGATATTGACGATGACGATCAAAACCCGCAAGACGTAGCACAGCTAAAAGCTGCACTCATGGTGGACTTTAAGCGTGATCGTGTCAAAAAGATCATCAGTCAGGTTAACACAAATGCTGAAGTATACGGCACAGGCATTGCAGAGATTGTTATTTCTGAGGAGCCTATGCTACAGCCTGCGTCGGCTCCAACGCCCGTACAGGGCATGAAAGCTGTTGGTGTCACTGAGAACACTAGAAAGTCTGTGAAGCCCTATCCGGTGCATCCCAGGAACTTCCTGATTGATCCTAATGCGCGTGACGTAGAAGACTCATTGGGTTGTGCTGTTGAAGAGTATGTTCCTTTGTTTCGTTTGGTTGAACGAATGGAAGATGGAACGTATCGCAAATGCCCTATCAATGAATCGGTCTTTGAAACCGACAAAGAGCCGGTAACGGAAGACGCTCCGTTTACTAAAGACAAAGCTCTAGTGATTCGTTACTATGGTCTAGTGCCTGCAGAGTATCTTAAAGGTGGTGACGAAGAGTACGAAGAGTCTGAAGAGGCTGAGTCGCTCTACGGAGAGTTTGATGACTACGCTAACATGGTGGAAGCTGTAGTCATTATCTGTAACGGTCATGTGCTGATGGCTAAAGAAAACCCGTACATGATGAAGGACCGTCCTATTGTTGTGTACCGTCCTGAGATCATTCCTGGACGTTTCTGGGGCCGTGGAACCTGTGAAAAAGGCTACAACAGCCAGAAAGCCATTGACGCTCAAATTCGCGCTCATTTGGACTACAGCGCCATTACAGCCGCTCCAATGATTGCTTCTGACGTTACTCGTATGCCCAGGGGATTCAAGTTTGAAATTACCCCCGGACGTAACATAGGTGTACAAGGACCGCCGCAAGAGATTCTGATGCCAATTACACTTGGACAGACTTCTCCGATCAATGTTGAAACTGCACGACTTTTTGAAAAGTATTTGGCACAATCAACCGGTACCACTGATCCAGCAAACAACGTCAATGCTCAAGACCCAGCAGTGATGTCTATGCAGATGGCTGGTTTACTTAAGAAGCATAAGCATTCTTTAATGAACTTCCAAGAAGACTTTTTGATTCCGCTAGTTCAGAAAACCTCTTGGCGTTATATGCAGTTTGATCCTGACCGTTATCCGGTGCAGGACTTTAGTTTTGTGCCTACGGGAACCCTTGGCATGATGGCTAGAGAATACGAACAGCAGCAACTGGCTGGTATCCTTAAAACCCTTGGTCCACAATCCCCGATTGTTCCAATGCTGCTTTCCAGTATTGTCGAAAACTCTAACATTGCGAGTAAAGAACAATTGATCCAAGCACTCCGAGAAATGTCTCAACAAAAGCCTGATCCGATGGCAGAGCAAATGCATCAACTTCAGATGCAGGCTGCACAGGCCCAGCTACAGAAAGTCCAAGCAGAAGCTCAAAAAGCCGCTGCAGAGGCTCAATTGGCTATGGCTAAGGCCCAGGCACTACCAATGGAAGTTCAAGCTAAGATGGCTGGTAGCTTGTCTCAAAACATGGACCAAGACAGCGAGTTTGACCGTAGGCTGCGTCTGATGCAGGAACAGTCTAAGCGGATGGACTTGAACATCAAGGCCCAAGAGATGCAGTCTAACGAGCGTATTGCTCAAATGCAGATGCAAGGAAAGGCTAAATCAGACCAACAAAGGATGATGGTAGACCTTGTAAAGGCTAGGCAGTCTGCAATGGGTAAGAAAGCTTGACAAATTACTAAAATTATGGTATAATAGTTCTATATCATAACTATTTTAAAATGTCAAGTCGCTTATGGACAAAGAAACAACAAAGTGGTATGAAAACCAGTTAGAGATGTTTATGACTGATGGCTGGAAAGACTTTACCGAACGGGTAAAAGAACTTCAAAAAGCCTACCAAGACCTTAGAAATGTCCCGGACGGTAAACTTGATTATTTTAAGGGACGGTTAGACATTTTAGATTGGGTTTGTTCTTGGGAACAACTCACGGAAGAAACTCTGCAAGAGTTGGAGCAATCTGAATGAGTTCCCGTAGACTATTTGACTGGACCTGCCTTAACGGGCATACTTTTGAAGCCTTTGCATACCCCGGCAAATATACAATTCCTTGTGGAGTGTGCCAAGGCAAAGCAGACCGCCAAGTTTCTGCGCCAAACATCAAGCTAGAAGGCATTACTGGAGCTTTTCCAACCGCCTACGATGCTTGGACACGGCAGCATGAACAAGGCGCTAAGAGGCGCAGGGAACGGGAAGAGTAGGCCCCCGCTGCGCTATATTATTAATCCTATAACCGGAAGCCCCGGCAGGAGATGAAGAATGGCCGAATTTATCGAAACTCAAGATGAACTTGAAGCAGTAGAACAACAGCAAGCTGAACAGCCTGCACAGGAATCCGCAGCCCCGGAACTACCGGAAAAACTGCGGGGTAAGAGTGCCGCCGAACTGGCTAAGATCATTTCAGATCAAGAACAGTTCATTGGGAAACAGGCGCGTGAAGTTGGCGAAGTTCGTTCTCTAGCGGACCAGTTAATCAAGAGACAATTCGACGCTGAGCAGGCTGCTAAGAAAACTAGCGAGCCTGAACTAGACGATAGTGACTTTTTGCTTAACCCTAAAGAAGCAATTGAAAGGGCTGTTGCAAACCATCCATCTGTAAAGCAGGCTCAACAGGCTGCAATGCAAATGAGTATGGCACAGCGACGAACTGCATTGCTTGAGAAGCACCCGGATGTTGGCACAATTGTCCAGGACCCGGAGTTTCAATCCTGGGTTCAAGCTTCGCCGGTCCGAGCCAAAAAGTTTATGCAAGCGCATCAACAATTTGACTTGGAAGCCGGGGATGATCTGCTTAGCACCTTTAAAGAACTGCGTGAAGCGCGTAAAGTTCAGAAAGAGGCTGGTGATTCTCTCCGGGCAGAGGCTAACTCTTCTCTACGGACTGCATCAGTCCCTGTAGGCAATGCTGCTGTAGAGGGGTCAAAGAAAATCTATCGTCGGGCTGATCTCATCAAACTGCAACTAACCGATCCCAAGCGGTATATGGCCTTGCAAGACGAAATTATGCAAGCCTATGCTGAGAAAAGGGTCAGGTAACTTAACCTTTTGGAGTAAATTATGGCTTCTGGTGCTTTTGGTACAGCCAACAACGTCACTGTGACGTCTGCGGCTACTTTTATCCCTAGCCTATAATTTTGGGGATGTAAAACCTTCTCTGAATAACTGGGACTGTAACAAGAACCAGAGGGAACACGACACAACAACTACGCAGTTCACAACCAAGGAGGTTGTATGAAGCGATACAGTTGGAAGTATATTGCAGGTTTGATTGATGGTGAAGGCTGTTTAGATGTCCAAATTACTAATGGGATCTATGTACGGCCTAGGGTTAGAATAGGAATGGCGAACTGCGCTAGGTTTGTTTTAGAAAACCTTCAAACTAATTTTGGAGGTGTCTTAACAGATCGACAAAGCAATAACGCTAACTGGCAAGACTCTACAACTTGGGAGCTTGTTGGTTACAGTAAAGTTTGTCCGTTCTTACGCAACTTTAGTAATCACTTAACAATCAAACAACAACAAGCCAAGTTTCTCCTCTCAATGGAGAATACTGTAAAGGGTAAACAGGTCGCTGATCCAGCAAGACAGTTTATTCGGGATGAGCTTAAAGCAATGAAGCGTGACCCGCACAGACTAAGTGAGAAGGCGCAGGAGACTTTAAAGTCTTTACTGTGATGCGATAGTCGGACTAGCTGTTTAGCTAGTGGGAAATTTGGTCGGACGAGATTGTTGCTGCCTACGAGAAAAAACTCGTTATGGCAAATCTTGTCAAACGTATGTCGATGAAGGGCAAGAAAGGTGACACAGTTCACATTCCTGTTCCTGTTCGCGGTACGGCTGCGGCAAAGGCGGCTAATACGGCTGTTACGATTCAGTACAACACTGAGCAAGAAGTTGCTGTCTCGATTAACAAGCATTATGAGTATTCGCGTCTGATTGAAGATATCGTGTCGAAGCAAGCTCTAGCGAGTCTGCGTCAGTTCTACACCTCTGAGGCTGGCTACGCGCTGGCTCGTCAGAAAGACTCTGACCTGATTCTGCTGGGTCGCTCCTCGAACAACGGTGCAGGGACTGCGGCGTATGCTAACGCCTATATCGGTGGTGATGGCTCGACTGCCTATACTTCTGGTTCTCCTAACGCCTCGGCTCTGACCGATGCTGGTATTCGTCGCATGATCCAGCGTCTTGATGACAACGATGCGCCGATGGAAGACCGTGTTCTGGTTGTTCCTCCGTCCAGCCGTAACACGCTGATGGGCATTTCGCGTTTTACTGAGCAAGCGTTTGTGGGTGAGGTCGGCAACGGCAACACCATCCGCAACGGTAAGATTGGTGACGTTTACGGGGTTGAAGTGTTTGTTACCCCGAACTGCGACACCGCTACCGGCTCTGCTCGTATCGCTCTGATGTTCCACAAAGACGCTGCTGTCCTCGTGGAGCAAATGGGTGTTCGCGCTCAGACGCAGTACAAGCAAGAGTATTTGGGTGACCTGTTCACCGCTGATACGCTGTACGGTGTTCAACTGCTGCGTAAAGGTGACCTCGCTGCTGCTCCGGCAACGATGTTCCCGATTGCTGTACCGGCCTAATTCAGGCTACAAAGGGCAGCACAGTCTCTATCGGGGCTGTGCTGCCCTTTACTACTAATAAGGTGTATCATGTCTAATCAGGTCCAGTATGTTCGTCGCGGTAGGCAACAATTTGCCGGTGCTTTTGAGGATACTTGGCTTGTAAAAGTCATTATTGATCCTCCTAGTATTAGTTCCAATTCTTCTCATACTGAAGTTATTAGTGTTCCAGGTTTAACTCTGTACGACATTGTTCTTGGTATTTCTAGTAACGCTTCATGGCAGCAGCTTTCTCGGTATGCTCATGTTGAAGCGCCGGGACAGTTGCATCTTGAAATTCAAAATACATCAGGTGGTCCAGTTGATTTACCAGAAGTGATTATGTATGTCTTTCTTGGTACCCCTGTTATAGATATTTGAGGTTGCTATGGCTTTTTTTAAATGCAAACACTTTGGTGCTGTTTTTGAGTTTACCGCAGACAATGATGTTGAAAGTATGCGTAAACATTTTGAGTATGACGAAGTAGATAAAAAGGAATACGATTCTTATATTAGTAAACTTACGACACAAGAAAAGAAAAATAAAAAAGCTGACAGTTAAAAATTATCGGAGAATTTGATGGCAACAACCATTAACGCGGCTATTGCTCCTCTTAGAAGCGAAACTTCTGGGGCGGCTCCTTATGCAGGAAATATGCAAACTGGTGAGCTTGCTATCAATCTTGCCGATAAAAAACTTTTTGTAAAAAATCAGTCAGGCGATGTAGTCCCTGTTCAAATCGGAGATGTAACTCAATTTGGGGCACAAGAAGTACGAAACAAAGATATTGAAACTAGCACCATTAATAGCACTCCTATAGGACAAGCAATGCCGTCCGTTGGGAGTTTTTCAACACTTACAGCACAAGATATTACGGTTGCTAACACCATAACTGCAAATTCTTTTACCGGTACAACCATTGGAAACCATGCTGGCACAGTAAACGGCACCCTACAAGGAAACGTAACTACTACTTCCGGCTCAAGCACTTTTAATGATGTTACTGTTTTAGGCACTCTTAATCTGTTTGCAGGAACAGCCGGAACGGTTACCGGACTTTCTGCACCAACAAACGACACAGACGCAGCAACAAAAAAGTATGTAGACGATAATATTTCTAATCTTGTCGGAGCTTCTTCAGCGGCTTTAGATACCCTGGAAGAACTTGGCAATGCTCTTAACGACGATGCTAACTTTGCTACAAACGTCACAAATTCTATAGCCACTAAATTGCCTTTGTCTGGTGGGACAATGACGGGCACTATAGATATGGGCGGCGGCCGCATTGTTAACGTAGCTTCCCCTATTAATACATCTGATGTTGCTACTCGTGGGTACGCAGATTTAAAACTTCCAAAAACTGGTGGCGTTCTTTCTGGCGGTCTTGATCTTAATAACAACAAAATTATAAATCTAGGAACACCTGTTAATCCAGCAGACGCAACTACAAAAAGCTATGTAGATAGTATTCTTGGATCGGCAACGTCTGCCGAAATCTCTGCAGCAGCGGCACAGACCAGCGCACTAAACGCAGCAATTAGTGAAGCTAACGCAGCCGACTCAGAAACTAACGCATATAATTCCGCTATTGCTTGTGCTTTATATTTAAACACAACTAATACTATTTACGATAACTTTGATGATCGTTACTTAGGACCAAAAGCTTCTGATCCAACACTGGATAATGACGGCGGTGCTCTTTTAACTGGTGCGTTGTACTTTAATACTACAACACCAATTATGCGAGTTTACACCGGCTCCGTCTGGCAAGACGTAGCTTCTGGTTCTGGTTCAACAACACTAACAATTGACCAAAAAACAGTTGACTATACAATAGTTGCTGGAGATAACGGAAAAGTTATCGAGTTTTTAAACAATAGTGTGTGTACTTTACCGTCAGCCGCAACAGTTGGCTCTGGATTTAATGTTTGGGTCTGGTCCAGCATTGGGACTGGGTTTCTTCTGATTGCACCAAACGGCTCCGAAACTATTGACTACCAAACTAGCCTTACATTGGGACGTAATGACGGTGTTCAATTAGTCAGTAACGGAACAAACTGGAAAATTGCGGCACAGCGTTGGACTGGCGGTGTATCCGTAAATCGAAGCTCCGGTGCTATAGCTGCTTCCGCAACCGGCAGTGGGGCTATAGCAGTTGGCCACAACACTTCTGCTGGCGCTACTTACTCAACAGCAATTGGACGATCAGTTTCTGGTGGTTCAACGGTTCCCGCTGGAGCCACTTATGCCGTAGCTATTGGCGGTGGGTATGCAAGTGGTCAGTATTCCTTTGCAGCAAATAACAACTCTACTACTTCATCCTATGGATCACTTGGAACTTTTTGCATTTCGTTAGGGTATTGGGCAAAGGCAGCTGCTAGTGCATCAATTGCTGTTGGAAATTTAGCATGGGCAAATGGAACAGGGGCTATTTCCATTGGCAGTAACTCCTTGTCTTCCGTTGGAAGCGTTTCGCTGGGCTATGGAGCATCTAGCGGTCCGACTTCTATTGCTATTGGCTCTTATGCCTACTCTTCGACAATTGGAAAAATTGCTTTTGCTTGCGGAAACTTTGATAGTGTAGCGGAAGGCTCTTCTCAAGCAGGAATTTACATTGGCAGAGCAGAAACAACAAACGCAACCGCAACAAAATTGACTGGTGACGGCGCAGCCGCCAGCAATACAAATCAATTTGTTTTAGAAGATAATTCTGCGTATGCTTTTAGCGGCTTAATAGTTGCTAGGCAACAAGCGTCAGCCGGAACAGCGTCTGCGGCTTGGGAAGTAAAAGGGCTAGTCCGTAGAGAAGGATCTGCAGCAACTACTGTGCTTGTAAATTCATCCATGACTGTTATTGATAATACGCCAGGATGGACTCTAACAATCTCTGCAGATACAACTAATGGAGCATTGTCCTTTACAGCTACCGGCGCATCTGCAACAAATATTCGCTGGGTCTTATCTTTGAACACTAGCGAAGTAACGTATTAAGGATTTATTATGGCCATTCAACTTGACCTAAAAACTACTCAGCATGGGATCCCGTTTGCTGGCGCATACTTTAGAATCTCTATGGCGGCTATTTCTCGAAGGAGGGATCAGCATCCTAAGTTTTGGACCATGATTAATGTTTCTGGTTACGCAACGTCAACGCCCACTCCAGACACGTACGAACTAGATTTTCGTAGCTATAATGTGCCAATGGCTGAAGTAGAGGAGCAAGTTGGAGCTACCTTTCTAGATAAGTGTTATGCATGGGTAATGAAACAGCCCGATATGGTAAATGCTAAAGCTGTTTAAGGATTAATTATGTCGATCAATGTAGATAATACAGGATCAAATAATATTACATTAACCACTAACGGTTCTTCTTTGTTGGTTAATGGAACTTCGTTGGTTTTGGGGGCCGTTACAATTCAAGTTGTTCCTGTTCTTCCTGGGTCGCCTGATCCTAACACCCTATACATTGTGACGGGCTGACTATGGCTATTTATTACATCGACCCCCACACGGCCACGAATGGCGATGGCAGCTATGCTAGTCCGTGGAGTTTTTCTAGCAGCACGCGAACAGGCTTGACTGATGGCGATGAAATTCGTGTGCTTGGGGTTGCGCTTAGTAATCTTCTGACGGCAACGACATACACGGTCACCTATACAAATAATTACCAGCTAACAGTAACCGCAGGGGGTTCGCTAGGCGCGGATTTTTCAGCAAATACTATTATTTATTTTCCTGATGACGATACATTTTCGCGCGTTAGCTCTGTCGCCGGAAACGTATTAAGTCTGTCTAGTTCTTCGTCATCTATAATGCCGCATAAAAATGTCTTGACATCACAACCGGCATTTACAATCAGAATCGTTGATACCGCAACCTATGGAGTAAGTACGACCAGCTCGACTGGATTTGTCGGTCCAGCCGTATCTAGTATGTCAAATATAACTGTCTCTGACGGCTGGATTGACGCAACGACTCAAGTAACAGATGGGTCTGTCAAAACTCTAGTAACTTCAAGTTCGACGGTTGCTAACTTTCCTTTTAATGCGTTTAGTAGTACTTCGGCAATTAGCGCCAGCAGCAATATAAATATTAATTTAGGAAATACACACGTTATAGGAAGTCAATCAACGGCTGCCTATGTATCTCTTAATGTTAGAGATTCTAATACAACCGTTGTAATTAATCAAATTTTAAACAGAACTTCTTCAAATGGAATTTTAGCTTTTGGCGGCTCAGCAACTAATACGGCCTATAATATTGATTTAACGATGAAATCTGCTGGGTTTGGTGCCGCCCCATTTTTTAATGGAAAATATTTTACTTTAACAGTTGATAATTTTTTTGGATTCGATCTTGGTTATTTTGTGATTGGAGTAACTGCCTACACATCATTTAGTAGTTTAGAAACATCAACTCCCTCTGCGGTAATCAATATAAATAATGGTTATATGTATGCTAATAACTATGCTTGTTTGGCGCAGGGCTGGGTGTTTGATGGGGAAGTTTCTTTTAATGGTGATTTTAGATGTTATTCGACTAATGGGTTAAGCTCGCTTTACAGAGGCACTTCGCTTAAAAAATTGACACTTGGAAGCGGGTTTAATTATAGGTTTGGTGCATCAAATGCTTTAACAAGCTCTGCTTATGGTGTTATTCCAGCTCAAACTAGCTCAAAATACTGCGCGTTTAGTAATTTGCCGGAGATTGTAAATAATTCGTCTTTGACTTTGACATACTATTTGCATGGCACAGGAGTTGACGTAATTCCGCTTGGCGCTATTTCTAGCGCATACAAGGACCCCGGAGAATTTGTAATGACTGCCCCGGTTAATACATGGAACGCAAATTATAGTGTTTTTCCTAGGGTAACTACTGCATCGCCAAATATAGTAATAAAGCATTTGGACGGGTCTGCTCCTTATGAAATTTTGTCTATTCAAACTCCCTATTATGGGACGCCGACTACCGGGGCAAACAATCCTATTATAACGCTAGACTCAACAACATATTATTCTTCCGGCCCAAGTCTTAAATCACATTTAGAAACTAAAGCTTCTGTTTATTGGGCAGATTCAAGCTCATACCCTTCAAATATTTCTGGAAAAGTTTTTAAAAACATTAAAGTTCCAGTAACCAGCGGATCAAGCTATACAGTAACTGGTTACATCAGGAACAACATCACTTCTTTTGCAAACGGCGATGTGCGGATGTCAATTAATTACGCTCAGGCCGAAATTGTTGGGCAGAACATGACCACTGCGTCCAACTCTGCGTGGGAACAATTTACGCTTACCTTTACAGCAACAGAAACAGCAGAGTATTTGCTCTGTTGGGAAATGTATTACATCAATGCCGGAGACATCTGGCTGGATGATCTTGTGATTACGGAGTCTTAAGATGGCAATCATTGCAGATGAGCGTGACGAGCGTGGATATGTGTTTGACCAGCAATACATTCGAGTCGATAAAATCCACGCAGAAAAAACTACCATGCAGGTAGAGATTGGGGTTTATAAGAATCAGCAGGCGGCGCAAAACGGAGAGTCCGCGCACAGAAATCATTTTCTTCATGCTGACTTTGATATGAACTCGCCGCAGAATGCTTGGCAGCAGGCTTATGTTGCGGTAAAGCAGCGTTATCCTGATGGAGTCGATGCGTGAATATCTTCCAGCTATACGGATACCAACCATCACCGTATTCGACTGATTCCGTTAGCTGGGTCGGTCCGTATGCGCTGGTTATGGCTGGAGAAGCTCCTCCTGGTGTTTCTAACATTTATTTAGGGTCAGACAACACACTGACGTTTTACGTTGGAAGCACTCCAGTGACTTCCATTTACTATGGATCGACTAAGGTTTGGGAATAACATGGAAAACTCTGATTTGCGTGTATTAAATACCAAGCTAGAATCGCTTCATACTGATGTTCATGAAATGAGAACTGCCCTTCGTGCCTTGTCAACTGCTATTACTAAATTAGCTTTAGTTGAAGAACGACTGGTTCAAACTGCAACGTCCCTTGGCAGGGCCTTTGACGCTATTGAAAAAGTTGAAGTTAGGCTAAGTTCTTTAGAAAAGCTTGGTACTAACACAATTAGAACTGCAAAGTGGCTAGATCGTATAGTTTGGGCAGTAGCAGCGGCTGCAGTGATCTATGTAGCCAAACAAACAAAGCTTATTTGAGGACAATATGACTTATTTAGATTTAGTTAACGAAGTTCTTAAAAGGCTAAGAGAAACTGCTGTAAGCTCTGTAGAAGGAAATAATACAGGAGAGCTTATTGGGGCGTTTGTTAATTTAGCTAAAGACGAAATTGAGGCGGCCTGGAACTGGTCTTCCTTGCGGACAGATTTGTCTATTACTACATCGTCCGGACAGTCTACTATTAATCTTACTAATAGTAATCCCAGAACTAGGCTTTTGTTTTCTGAAGACGGGCACGAAGCCTACAACATTACAGCCAAACACGCATTAGAGCGTGTCCCTGTTGGCTGGATGGATAGAACACGGTTTTTAGGAGCAGCCGCTTCTGGTCCTCCTACAAAATTTGCTGTTATTGGAGTTAATCCGGCAGATCAAGCACTGCAGCTAAGGCTGTATCCGACCCCTAACGATGCTTACACTCTTACGTTTCCTGTAGTTAAGGCTCAGGATAGGCTTTATAGTTCTTCTACTGCACTTCTTATTCCTTGGCGTCCTGTGGTAGAAAAAGCCTACTTGTACGCTATTATGGAACGTGGAGAAGATGCTGGACAATATTCTGAACTTCAAAGTAACGTAGTTAAACAAGTCTTGGCAGACGCTATTGGAAACGATACTAGCCGACTGTCAGACGAAACTGTTTGGGTTCCGACATAATGGCACAAGTATCTCAACTTGAAGTGGTAAGTGTGTTAGCGCCAGGATTTAAAGGCCTAAACACTCAGGATAGTCCTGTTACAATGTCTTCAGAGTTTTCTCTAGAGTCCTACAACGCTGTTGTTGATAACTCTGGACGGGTTGCTCCGCGTCAAGGCTGGCAGTCTGTAATTGATGGAAACAATGTTGATATTAACACCGAGACTGTTAAACTTATTCACGAGTATATTAAAACAGATGGATCAACAGAGATTGTTGGGGCGGCTGGAAAATCAATTTTTTCGTTAAACACTACAACTGAAGTTGCTACCACTCTTTATACAGATGTTTTGTGGACAGATGCTAACTGGAAAGCTGTTAACTTTAACGGTAAGTGTTACTTTTTCCAGCGGGGGCATGATGCGCTAGTATATGACGGAACCACTGTTCAAAAGATTTCTGCGTCTGCCGGATATACTGGAACAGTTCCGCAAGCCCACGAAGTTTTGTCCGCATACGGGCGTTTGTGGGTAGCAGATACTGCAGGTGATAAACTGACCGTTACGTGGTCTGATACACTGATTGGTAATGCTTGGACTGGAGGGGCTTCTGGAAGTTTGAATCTTGCCAGTGTGCTAACAAAAGGCATTCGCCCAATTAAAGCTTTGGCTGCATTTAACGGTAACTTAATTATTTTCTGTGATAAGAGCATCATTATCTATGATGGTGCTGATGTTGACCCAGTTAACAATCTTAATCTTGTCGAAGTTATTGACGGGGTAGGCTCTTTAGGACGCGATTGTATTCAGACTGTTGGTAATGACATCTTTTATTTGTCTGAAACCGGAGTACGCAGCCTTGGTCGCTTAGTTACTGAAAAGTCTGCACCAATTTGGGACATTTCTAAAAACATCCGAGACAGGTTAAATGAATCTGCTGTTTACAATCAAAATGGAGACGCAATTAAAACAGTATACTCAGACCACGATGGTCTGTTTATCCTAACTTTTTTAAACAACCCTTTGCTGTTTTGTACCTACGTTTTTGATACTAAAAATCCTTTAGAAGATAATTCTAGAAAAGCGTCACAGTGGTCACTAAAGCCGTCAGCAATGGCAACAAATAGCAATAAACAATTGTTGTTTGGTTTTCCTCTGGGGCAAGTAGGATACTATTCATCGTTTCAAGACAACGGAACTTCTTACCGTTTTAAGTATGCAACTTCGTGGTTAAACGGTGGCAATACTTCAAAGTACAAAATCTTAAAAAATCTTTCTATGGTTTTGATTGGAACAGGGAATTTTGATCTTTTACTGAAATGGTCTGTGGATTATTCTAATTCGTTTTCTTCTAAATCAATTAGTCTTCCCAGCCTTGGTGATTCAGAATACGGCATTGGAGAATACGCCATTGCAGAATATTCTGCTGGTCCTTTTCAAGTATGGAAGATTAAAACTCCATTATCAAAATACGGACGAGTTTTTCAAATTGCTGTAGAGTTTGATGTTGCTGGTCCTTGTTCTATTCAGCAAATTGATGCTTTTGTCAAACCTGGACGGATGAGCCTACAATGAGCAACTACGTTAAACTTTATGATCTTGCTGCTAAAGATTCGTTAATTACAGGCGATCCCAATAAGCTTGTTCGTGGTGTTGAGCTGGACGCAGAGCTAACAGCTATTGCATCAGCCATCCAAACAAAATCAAATGTTAATGGTTTTATTGGCACAGCGACAGCTACGTCCCCGGCAGCTTCTGATAACTCAACTCGAGTAGCCACCACAGAGTTTACTCGTGATCTTCTAGACGAAATTACTTTAATTAGCGGAGGTACGTTTTAATGAACGGGCTATTCGGACAAGTTAATAATCAACAAGCTTCTATGCAGCCTGCTGACAAAGCTAGGGTACTGCAGTGGCTTATGCAAAATAGGCCTGATCTGTTTGCTCGTATGCAACAGATGCGTAACCCTGCGTCGAGCTTTAAACCACAGCTAATGCCGCAAGACATTCAGTCCCTGCAAAGAGCTATGCAGTTTGCTAAGCCGACTACACAGCCTTTTGCTAGTTTTACTGAGGCTGATAAAGCAGCACAGGCTTGGGGGACTATGCAGCCTGCAGTGGCTAATCAGCCTACGGAGTTCCCTGCAAACTTCACTCCGTTTAACGTGACTCAGGCTTATCAGAACATGGGCCAGCAACAGCCAATGGCTACTGTTCCTCCTATGGACCAACAAGAGCAAACAAACCAGTTTATTACTGGTCTGTTTAGCTGATAGGGGGCTATAATGGCTTATACAACTCAAGACATTATTGCTGCGTACCAGCAATCTGTAGGGACTGGGGCGGCTACAGAGGCTGATTTTGTAAACTACGCTCTAAGCGTTGGTGTTACTTCAGATCAATTAATGGCAGCGCAAGCAGTAATGCTTAGTCCTGAGTCAGTTACTGCTTCTGTTCCGTTGTCTACTACTATCTCTACTGAAGCAGAAGCTATTGATGCTTATAATCAATTAGCATCCTCTGGTTATTCTGACGATGAGATTCGTGCTGCAGCAGATCAGATTTATGGTAAACAGTCGGACGAAGACTGGGCTTATTTACAGTCTAAAACGCAGCCGGCACTTGACGATCAGCAGCTGGGGGACCTAGCGCAGGACAATACAATCAAGTACCTGATGGAGTATTTTACCCAAAACCCGCAAGACATGACAGCCCTCGTAGCTAATCCTTCCTACGATTCGGAAGGACTTCCGCTGTTGGGCGGCTCGGAGTTCCTTACTCCGGAAGGACTGGCGGCTAACGGCCTTTACACCACAACCCTCAACGATCTCATCTCTGACGGCGACAACTCGACCTACAACAAAGTCCTCACAGGCTATGAGACTCAGCTTACCCAGCCGTTTCAAACTCCTGACAATCCCTACGGGGCCTACTACGGAACCTACGACAAGGATGGTAACCTGACTGACGTTCAGTTCAAGCAATGGGAACAGAGCGGTGGTTGGTTCTCTGACAACCTCGATTGGATTGGACCGGCGTTGGTTCTTGGTGCTGCTGGATTTGGTAGTGGTTTGTTTGGCCTGGGCGGTACCGCAGGAGCAGACTTAGCAGCCACTGCAGTAGGTGGTGTAGAAGGCGCAGCCTCTCAATTGGCTACCACAGCCTTTACCAATGCTATTAACGCTGGGTTGCCTATGAGTGCGGCGCTGTCGGCTGCTGACGTTGCTGCAGGTTTAGCAGGGTCTGGATTGACTGATGCAGCTATTCTAGAATCTGCGTTAAGTTCTGCTGCAGACACTGCATCACTCGGCGCAGTTGACGCTGCTGGTAATGTTATTGGTGGTGGCGGTTCGTTGACTATTGATGCCGGTGCTGGTCTTGGTGGCTCAGTAGTCGGTATGGATACGGCAGGCTTGGATAGCTTAATTACTGATATTACAAACGCAGACGTAATTGAAGCTGAAACATCCATCACTGATCCTCCTACAGATAAACCTATTACTGATCCTCCTACAGATAAACCTATTACTGATCCTCCTATAGATAAACCTACAACGCCCTTTCCTGAGTCAAATGTTCTTCCGGGATCAACAGGTACGTTTAAAGACTTTATTGACAAATTAAAAATGTTGCCGGGACCGGGCGATTTGAATTTGTCAAATGTTCTTGGTGGGGCTTTGTCGGCTGCTGGAGCTAAGTCTATTTACGACCGTCTGTCTGGTCTTGGTCCTCAAATCCGGGATGCCTACACAGCCCTTGGACAAGATGTACAAGGTCAATACGGGAACATCAGTCAAGGAATTCAAGGAAACCTTGGTGGCTTGTTTGGAAAAGCACAGCAAGCAGGGCTTGGTGCTTACGGGGCAGCGGAGCAAATTGATCTAGCTAACCTGCGTCAACAAGAGTTTGACATCATGAACGCTATGATGGCTGACCCGAGAGCAGCGCAGGCGGCACAGATCGAGGATAGGAGGCGAGCGCAGGGGCTTGGAGGCCTGCAAAGCTTCAACCAAGCCTACAGCGCCCAGTTTACTGATCCTACCACTGGAAATGCCTATACAGTCGGTGCTGATCCGGCTCAGGTGGCTATGTATAAGGCTTGGGCGAACCAAGACCTTGCTAACTACCTGCAAGCAGATAAGAACGCCCTGGACCGCTACACAGGTCTTCTTGGTGCTGGTACACAGCAGGCTAACCTAGCTCAGAACCTTCAAAACCAGTGGATGAATCCTTTGTTGACTGGTGTAGGGGCTTACCAGAACCTAGGCTCTACAGGCCTACAAAGCTGGGGAACCGCTGAGAAAGCTGCTGCAGACGCCTATGCAAAGATGGTGCAAGGTGCCGCTGGTGGTGTATCACAAGGACTGACCGGCACAGACCTAGGAAAAACTCTAGGCGGCTTGTGGGATGTGTTTACTGGTAGTAATGCTAGTGGACTATTTAATACTGGAAACGTCACTTCGGAGACTTGGACATAATGGCACAGCAACAACAATTCGGTATGTTTGGCCCATCCAACGATCCTTGGGCTGAGACATTCGCAAACATTGATCGACAAGCTGGAATGGGTACTATGCAGACTATCGGCTCTTTAGCCGGTAGAGGGACTGCACAGCTTATGGGTGGGTTTGGGTTTAAACCAGCAGCAGTACAACGTCAGGAACAGATTAACGAGGCTATGAAGGCTGCTCGTGATCCTGGTGGGGACCTTGTGCAGACCTACAAGAATCTCGCAGATGAGCTTCATGCTCGTGGTATGGTCGAGGAGGCTATGAAGGCTGAGCAGATGTATTCGGACGCTCAGATGAAGAAACAAGAATTTGACATGAAGCAGGAAAATATTGAATCTTTGATAGGCCAGCGAAAGGAACGAGAAGCAACAAGGAAGATGCTTGCTGACGCTAAGTTAGCGGATAAGCCTTGGGGCGCTCAGGCTATGAAGCTGTACGAAAAGCACATGGCTAAGTTTGATCCAGCTTCTTGGACAAAATGGTTTAATGAACTAGAACGCACTAACGGAGACTTCCAAGCCGCTGCAGCGGTGGTGCAGAATATTGATAAGAAAGACAAGTTTAGTGATCCGTTTAAAGACGAAAAGACAGGGCGCTGGGTTCAGAAAAACCTGACTACTGATAAGCTTGTTCCGTATGATAAAGACGCTGCTTCGACAACTGTAAAGGTTTTTGGAAACGAACTTACCGCAATGGGTCGAATTAAAGAATTGACAGAAGGAGCAGTTACTCCGACGTTCTTTAAAAACGTGGAAGAGTTTAGAAACCTAGAAAATCTTTGGAACCAGTATAAGCGAGGTGGGTCTGGCTCAGCACTGGCCTTTAAAAACTTCCAACAGGCTTATCTCAAAGCCAATAAAACAGACTCTCAAGTTGCTCGTGCTGAAATAGAGGCTATGAGGACGTTTGGTAGTTTGGGTCAGCGCGTCGCACAGAAGTTTAATGCTTGGTTGTCTGGGACACCTACTGAGTTTTCTGAAAACGAGTATGACGTTATTATGAAGGCTCGTAGAAAGGCTTTGGAACAAGTCAGTTCTGGTGCTAGAAAACGTCTAAACGCTTCACTTGCTCCTAGAATTGCTAGTGGTGTTATTACACAGGAGGATGTTGATTTGGCTACATCAAAGCTTGATTGGCTTGATCCTTTGGCCGGTGATGAAACGCCAAAACTGCCTCCTAATGTAAAATTTTTGGGACAACAATAATGTCGGTATTTAAATATAATACTCAATTTGGTCCTGTAGAAGTTACTGCAGATACTAAGGAACAGGCAGACGCAGATTTAGCACAAGCACTTCGTTTTAAAACAATGGAGGCTGGGCCGGGGGCGATGGCTCCTACCGCAACTAAACAAGAAGACCCACTTTCTGCAGTGACAGATTCCTATATTGTAGATAGGTTAAAAAGAGCAGTTTCTACAATGGCTGGTAATGTCGCTGCAGTTAACCCAGCTCTTGCCACAAAGAACCCACTGCTTCGCGGACAAGCCCCAAGCAGGGAACAAGCAGCAGCACAGACTGCACAGGCTCTAGATTTTAAAGGCCTTCGTGCAGGTAGCGACATTGAAAAGATTGCTGGGGAAGCAGCAGCTACAGCAGTTGATCCCACAACCTATGCTATGGGTCCGGGAGGCGTAGTACGCAGAGGCTTGCTAGGTGGCGTTGCTGGCGGTGGGGCAGAAGCAGGGGCTATCATGGCTGCGGCTGAGCCAGGAACGACTGCTGATTTGTTGGCAAGGGTTGCTGGTTCTGGAGCAGCCTCGCTAGGAACCGCAGCAGGCTCTGCTGGCCTTGGCGTAGCTGGTCGCCCAGCCGTACAATACGCTAAGCAGCTTATTTCTCCGCAAGGACAACAACAGGCTGTACAGGAACTTGAGAAACAAGCAAGCTCTCACATTCAAAATGTATTACGAGAAGCGGTAAAGCTTGATCCGCAGCTTGTTCCTAAAATTCAAATGGTAATGCTTGACGCTCAGAAATTTGGTGTAAAAATGCCTACCTCAGCGTTAGTAGACAATGAAGTTATTGATGCTGCTTTGCGGGGCCTTGCTGCTCGTGATCCACAGTTTGCTGGTTTGTACCAACAAGAGTTTGCTCAAGCCAAGGAACAACTACGGCAAGCCAAAGAAGGAATGTTTGGTGATCCAGCAAAAGCAGCAGAGCTTTTGTCTCAACGTACTGCTTATCAGACGCCACAGCAACGCGCTGAACTTGAAGCAAGGCTAAGAGAACAACAGGCAAAAGAAAGTAACCTAGCCCTAGAACGTCAAGCAACTGGAATGACTCAAAAGGCTTTCCCGTTTGCTGAACGAGAAGCAGACATGACTACTAGGCTTACTCGCGTAGCTGATGAAGATTTGCGGATTTCTCCAGCAGCCTCGAAACAATATGAAGATATTGCAAAACTGGCGACACAGGATGGAGCGGCGCTATCTTCACAGTCCGCTGCAGAACTTCATGCCTTAGCCACAGCAACCAAGGAAGAAAACCTATTTACCAGTTTCCCTTCTTTAATTGATCGCATTAAAAATGTGACCAAGCCAAAAGCTGACGGTGGTTTTGAAGCCATTGATTATCAAAACTCTCGTGGACTTCAACAAGAAATTAATAGCCTTCTTCGTAGCAACGCACCAGACGCATCTAAATATCATCTAAGCCAGCTTAAAACTCGTTTAGAGACTATGATGTATGAAGATATGCCGCAACACGCGCAGATGCTTCGTGATGCAAACCAACGCTTTGCTTATGACGCAAATCTAAAAGATTTTTCTATGTCTGCTATTGATTCTAAAACAGGTATGCTCAACCCTGAAAAAGCTGCAGCCTGGATTGCTTCTAATCGAGGAGCTATAGACAATATTTCTGCTTACGATCCGGTTCTAGATAAAGCTGTGAATCTTCGTTCAGGTATCGTTGATCCGGCATTGAATATTGCTCGTGTTTTAGATCAGCGAGTAAAAGCAGAAAACATTGTTGGAAAGATGCGCGTTGATGCTTGGGTAGGGGATGCTGGAATGTCTCCAAAGACCCTTGTTAACAAAATTTTAAGTGACCCCGCGTTTGCTAAAAAGGCTTTGGATCGTTTCCGCATTGACCCAGAAGGAATGAAGGCTTTGAAGTCTTATGTTCTAGACGAAGCAATGGGAGGAGAAACTCCTGCGGCTACGTTTGCTAAGTTTATGGGTAACAAAGATAGTAAACTGACTTTAGAGCGTTTGTTTGGCAGCGGTGCTGGTGGTTTCTTGAATACTGTAGAGAAACTGGGTAGTGTCTCGGATAAGCTTTTGAAGTCCGCTAAAGATGCTCAGACACGGTATTCGATGACGTCTGTTAAAAAGGATAAGTTTGAAGAACTGTTTGGTGTCCCGTTGTCAATGATCTTCAGTAAACTGCGAAATCCTATTATATCTGGTCCGCAGGCTGCTGTTGAGCTTTTGTCTAAAGGCATTACCGCTAAACAAGCGGAACATTTTGATAAACAACTTAAAGAGCTTTTGCTCGATCCGCAGAAGTTTGCTACGTTTGTAAAAGACCTAGACGCCGCTGCCTCGTCAGGAAACTTGGAAGCCGCTGCAAAGGCTTTGCAAAGTCGGGGACTTACGTTTGCTCAGGAGACTCTTTCCGGGGTGAGTAAGGCTGGTATTCTTGGTGGTATGCAACAGCAGATTAAAGCTAATGAGCCTGCAGAGGTTTATCAATGATCGACGTAATTTTTGGTGGAGTCTTCGGAGGCCTGCTCAGGCTGGCCCCGGAGGTATTGAAGTTCTTTGATAAAGCTAACGAGCGTAAGCATGAGTTGGCTCTGCTGGAGCAGGAAATGGCTTTCGCCAGGATGCGTGGTGAGATTGCTATGCGTCAAGCTGAAATGGCAATGGCTACAGAGGAACTTAACAGCATCGGCAAAGCCTTTGAAGAACAAAGCAGTACCGCTAAAGCTGCTGGCAAGATGATTGCAGCCATCTCAGCTTTGGTTCGTCCTTCGATTACTTACGCCTTTGTGTTGGCTTACTTCTTAGTAAAGATAGCAGGCTTTTCCATTGCACAGGAACAAGGAGGCAACTGGAAAGAGGTTACATTGTCTCTGTGGACACCGGACGATGTAACTATCCTATTTATGATTATTTCATTCTGGTTTGTAGGAAGGGTATGGGAACGTCAGCGTCACTAGTAGCAGCACTGATCCTATCATCGAAGCTTGTTGAAGTCTTTGAAGGCTTTGTAGCCACTCCATACTACTGTGCTGGTGGCTATTGCACTCAGGGCTTTGGCACAGTCAACAAACCAGATGGAACACAGGTAAAACCTACTGATCCTCCGATCACTGTAGAGACTGCTAGAGCTTGGATGAAGAGTGAGCTACAAAACAACTACATGGCTGGTGTTCTACGAGCCTCTCCGGTACTGATTAAGCATCCTGATGCCTTAGCAGCCATGACTAGCTTTGCGTACAATCTAGGAGTGCCTAGGTATCGTTCTAGCACGTTAAAGCGCAAAATAGACGCTGAAGACTGGGATGGGGCTAGGCAGGAGTTAGCTAAGTGGGTCTATGGAGGAGGTAGAAAGCTTCCAGGACTGGTTAAACGTAGGGCTACAGAGGCTAGGTTGTTGCCAAAATAAAAGCCCCTTTCGGGGCTGTGTAGTTACTCTACAAAGGTTATAGAGCCTATGCTAAGTGTTAAGAAGGGAAAGTAAATTTCTACTCCTGAAAACAAAGCTAACTCATAATCGTATTCCTCTTCCGCAGTTTCTACTAGTTTAGGCTCATCAGTTAACGCCCTAACCCCTAAAGCAAAGGAAGTCTCAAACCCACAGCTAAATATTTTCATTGGTTTCCTTAGCGACCTTTCCCCGGCATAGTTACTACATAGTAACCATGACCGGGGGTTTTTTTATTTACACTCCGCAGCTACCGCCCTTGCCGGTAATGTCGCAAATGTCGTTTTCTTCAAACACCGTGTTCTTGTGGTGCATCGCCTCTTCATAGCTTACTTTAGTGATTGGCTGTCCTCCACGAGAGCCATCAGGGTAGCAGGTAAATCCACGAAGACGGGGAGCATATTTTGCCAAGGTACGTCCA